ATTAAAGTTTCGCAATGCGACTTTAATCGGTAATGACGATACCGTCCGTCGTCTTGATGTTCTCGATGTCTCAAAACGAGATGTTGTAGAACAGGCTAAACGCCTGTTTGTAAATGCAATTACTGTGCGTGTTTCAAGTGAAATTCCACAGGATATGTATGAAGAGTTCTACAAGGTGCAAAAAGTTAAAGTCACTGGTTCCGCTCCTGCTCCAAGGCAGAGGATTATCGGAGTCAACTACGAACAAACATCTCGCTAATAATCGGACCCCCTACCAACAACCTAGATAGGAGAAATAATGTCAGTGTATAAAAGACCAGGAATTTACATTAGTGAAGTCCTGCTCCCTGCTCCAATTACTAACTCCATAACAGCACAGGCTGCTGGTATGGTCGCTGCACCATTTGCCCAAGGACCAACAACATTAACCTTGGTTAACTCATGGTATGAATTTACAAAACATTTTGGTGGTTACAATTCATTGTTTCCAGCAACATTTGCTGTTTCTCTCTTTTTCCAGAATGGCGGAAGAGAATTGTATGTTAAAAGAATTATGGGCCAAACAGCACAGGCTGCAACTGGCGTAGTTCCTCGTGCTTCTGGTGCTGGAACTGTTTTAACACTAACTGCAAAAAATAAAGGAACTGACGGTAATAACTACCGCGTTCAAATGTCAAACGGAACTGCTGTTGGAAACTCTCTAAATATTGCTATTTACAAAGAGGGAATTCCTGGAACTTCTTCTAGCATTCAAGACGATATTTTAGTTGAACAGTACGAAAACGTTTACACAGATGAACCACTTTCTAATAGTTACGCACCAACAGTGATTAACTCAGTTTCACAACTTTTTACTTGTACTGTTAGTGATAACACAAACCTTCCAAGTGTTAACGTTGTGCCATTTACGGGTGGAACTAATGGAAATGCAATAATTGATACCGACTACTCTAGTTCAACAGATGGCGTAATTGCATCCATTGCAACTATTGACCGTCCTTTGGTAGTGTTTTTACCTGGTCTTTATGATTTGTTGACCGCAAACGCAGCAACACAAATTCAACTTGATGTTGCTGCTGCATGTGAGAGTTCACAAAAGAACTTCTACGTTGGAGAAACTCAAAAAGACCGTACAGTTGCACAAGCGTTGACTACTGCCGATTCACTTGGTGGTGGTAGAAGTTTTGCTGCTGTTTACTATCCTCACGTATTTGTTTCTGACCCTCTTGGTGTAGCCACAGGTGCTACACGTAAGGTAGGTCCTGCAGGTGCAGTTGCTGGTTTGTTCTTAAGAACTGATGCAACTGTTGGTCCATTCAAAGCCCCTGCTGGTTTAACAGCAAACCTTGTTGGAGTTGTTTCTACAGAAAAGACATTTACTACTACTGAGTTAGATACTCTAAACTCAAGTAAGTATCCAGTTAACCCTATTCGTCAAATCCCAGGTGCGGGTATCTCAGTAATGGGTGCACGTACTCTGCTACAGGACGGAACAGCAAACAAGTATGTAAATATGCGTCGTTCTCTTATTTACATCCGCAAGAGTTTGCAAAACCTAACAGAGTTTGCGCTATTCGAAAATAACAATGAGCAGTTGTGGGGTCGTATTACTACAACCCTTAACACCTTCTTAAATGAATACCGCAATCAAGGAGGATTACGTGGAAATTCTCCATCAGAAGCGTACTTTATTAAGTGCGACGCTGAAAACAATACTGCTGCTTCTATCGCTAGTGGCGAAGTTCGCATCGAAGTCGGTGTGGCCTTGCAGTACCCTGCGGAATTCGTGGTTATTAACCTTAGCCAGAAGACCTTAAACTAAGAAAAGGAGCCTAACTAAAAATGGCATTCGTAGATAAAAACAGGTCAAGTCTTGCGACTGACCCAATTAGAAACTTTAGGTTTTTGGTCAGATTTCTTCCTCTGAACTCAAATGACACTAATCTTTCTGAGTTAAGTACAGCAACTATGGGCTTTACTTCAGTTTCAGGAATGGCTGTAACCACAGACTCTATTCCTTATCGTGAAGGTGGCTACAATACTACTGTTCACCAAATTCCTGGACAAACTTCTTTCCAGCCAGTTACTCTTCAAAGAGGCGTACTTATTGGAAATAAGCAAGGCTGGAACTGGATGAAGAACATGTTCTACACAGTTCAAAATGGTGGAAACAGAACTATCAATCAAAACTTCCGTTGCGATATTGAAATTTCTGTTCTTCCACACCCAATATCAAATCAAACAATTGCTGCAGGTGCACAAGAAGACACTGCAATGAGGTTTAAGTTTTACAACTGCTGGCCTACAGCAATTGCTTACTCAGACCTTAACGCTGGTGACAACTCTCTCCTTGTTGAGCAAATGACAATGGTGCATGAAGGATTCGATACATCGTTTTCTTCATTTGATGCTACTAATAAATTTGTTTCTGCACCAGCAGTGTAACTAACTAACTAAAGGAAAATAATATGACTACTCAAACCGTAAAAGCATCCGAAAATCCAGACCTTGTTAACCAACTGGTTTCACAAGCAATGGCTGAACCTGAAAAAGAAAAACAACCAGTTGTAGTTACTCCTCCCTCTGATGTTCACGTTACTCTCCCTGGCGGATTTATAAATGCTGCTGGGGAGAGCGTGACAACAGTTGAGGTTCGTGAATTAACTGGAAAAGACGAAGAAGCAATTGCAAGAGCACAGAATCTTGGCAAGGCTCTTCTACAAGTACTAAGCCGTGGAACTGTCAAAATTGGAAAAGAACCTGCTACTGAAGATGCACTAGATGCAATGTTGGCTGGCGACAGAGATGCTGTCATGCTAGGTATCTACAAAGCAACTTTTGGTAATACACCAGAACTACAAGGTTTTTGTGGCGGATGCAACGCATTTAAGCCAGTTACCATTAACCTAAATGAAGATATTAAAGTAAGAACTTTAGTAGATGAGCCTAGTTTTGTTGTAAACGCTAAATGTGGAGAAGTAGTGGTTACCCTACCAACAGGTTACTGTCAAAAAGAGTTAGTGAATAACTCAGATAAAACTATGTCTGAGTTGACAACGATTCTTCTTGAGAACTGCATTCTTAAGATTAACGGTCGTCCCGTTATTAGTAAAGGACAGATTCAAAACTTAGGCATTAGTGACAGACGCTTAATTGGCGAAGCAATTAATAAACACGCAATTGGCCCAGTTTTTGAAGATATTTCAGTTACTTGTCCTGACTGCGAAGGTGAGGTAAACACTCCTATTAACTTAGGAAGTTTGTTTCGCTTTTAAAATTTCTCAATACCCAGTTTTGATGGCTGAATGGTTAGCCTTATCAGAGAGACATCAAGGATGGACCCTTACTGAAATAAAAGAACTTTCAGTAAGAGAACGAAAAAATTGGTTAGAACTTGCTAAAGAAGGTTACTAAGGAGTTGACATGGCAGAATTAAACGATTCGTTAAAACAAACCGACGAATTGTTATCCAGCATTGTCAAAAGTCTGACCTCTGCTGAGCAAATAACTAAACGCCTTGAAGGTTCTATGGGTGGAGTTGCTGGAAAAGCAAAGTCTGCTAAGGGTGGTGGTGACCGACATATCGGTACGGGTCAACATAGCCAAATGCCACACATGGACAAAGTAACTTTTAGTGGACAAGAAAAAGTTGATAGCACTGCAGAAATTGCTATGCGAGAGGGTATGGAGGCCACTAGATATGGCTTAACCCCTACTCGTGGTCAAAAATTATTGGGAGTTGGTCAAGGACTTGCACAAGCAACCTTTGGTATTGCTGCTGGAGCAATGGCTGCAATGCCAGGAGTTGCCGAAGTTGGTGCAAGTGCTGGTAACTATTACGGAGCATCTATTCGTTCTAATATGAGCCGTACTTCAATAATGAATGCCACTTTTGGTGGTTTAGCGGGTGGAGTTACGAGCACTCTTTCTTCTTCAAATATTGCAAGTATTGCTGCAGCAAGAGGCATTATGCCAGGAAGTGCTCAATACAATGCTTTAGTTGCAGATGTTGGTGGTGCTGCACGGTATATGAACATGGCAAATGAAAACGCTATGGTTGCCATGTCTGGTTTTACTCAAGGAGACTTTTCCTCTCGTTTATACAACATCGGTGTTAGCACTTACGATTCAAAAACTGGTAAGGCTCGAGGCCAAGATGAAATTTTTGGTCAACTCTACGGTCGTCTCACTCAAGGTCAAGGAAAAATGAGTGTAGAAGAGACTATGAATAGTTTTCAAGCAGGTGGTTTTAACAAAGCAGTTACTGATTTAGGAATGACGGAAGACCAAAGACAACTTTTTATGCAATACTCTGTTGATAGAGCAGCAGGAAAACCAACTGATTTATCTAAACTAGGGTATGGACAAAATCCTCTAGCGGATAAAATGCGTATTACCGCATCTGATACATCGGTTTTAAATACGTACACCGAACCCGTATTAAAAGGACTTAAAGCAGCAGCCGATTTAATTGAGACCACAGTTAATCCTGCATTAGAAAAATTGGCTAGTACTGCAGGAGTGGCATCAGGATTTTTAGGCGGTATGGGTGAATCACGTGCAGGAATGGGCATGGGTATCGCTGGTGGTGGCATTGTTCAAGGATTGATGACTGCTGGTGGGGCTTTCTTAGGTGCTAAAGGTGCTAAAGGTCTTTTAGGCAAAGGCGGTTCTACTGGGGTTAAAGCAGGAGGTTTTAAGGGTCTTTTAGGAAAAGCAGGACTTGCTGGATTAACCTACATGGGATTAGAGCAAGTACAAAAGTTTTTTAACAAAGCAGATGTTCCAGATGAAATGCGTTATATCGCAAACCTTTTATTTGACGCAGGTCAAGGTGGGTTGACTGGATTAGCAACAGGAAACCCTTATGCAGCCCTTGCTGGTACAGTCGCAGGCACTGCTGGTGGTGTTGCAAACCCTTACGGTGGTAGAGGCGGTGGTACTCCAGGATTTGGTGCTGCTTTTGGTTCTAGTGGCGTAAATAGTGCAAACCCCTCTTCACCAATTACTAATGGTGGTGTAGGAACACCTTACGGTGCTACGGGAAGTCTATGGTCTGGGGGAAGTCACACAGGTCAAGATTATCCGTGTGCTATTGGAACACCTGTTCACGCATCATTAGGTGGAATGGTTATTAATACAAACCCTGGTTCAGATTACGGTAAAACTGTAGAAATTGACCACGGAAACGGTTATCAAACTTTGTACGGACATTTATCGGAAGTACTGGTCAAAGTTGGAGACACTGTTACGCAAGGACAGTTAATTGCAAAAAGCGGAGACACTGGAAAAGTTACAGGTCCTCACTTGCACTATGAAGTACGTAAAGGAAAAAATAACCCAGTAAATCCTGATGAATTAAGCAAAGCAGGAGGTTCTGGTTTAGCAGGAGTTCTGGGTGCAAGTGGCAATAGTGGAACATCTACTAACGGGCAACAGTTATCGGCTATGGTTGGTTCTAAATCTTTACAAGAATTACTAAGTGGGGGTATAGGAAATCTTCCTGCTGAACTTTTGGGTAGTGCTAGTAGTGGTAGTGCTACAAGTGGTGGAGCAAAGGTAATCCTTGGAACTGGTAGTGAAAAAGAATGGGCTACTGGTCTTCTTCAAAAAATGGGTGCTCCAGTCAGTGATGCTTCTATAAATGCTCTTACTACATGGATGCGTCATGAAGGTGGACACTGGAAAAACTCTGCTCACTACAATCCTTTAAATACCACATTAGACATGAGTAACAATGAGTCTATGAATAGTGTGGGAGTAAAACGCTACAAGTCTTGGGAAGAAGGATACGCAGCAACTATAGGAACGTTGACAGGAAAAAATGCTGGGGACCGTGGGTATACAGCAATTGTAGATGCTTTAAAGTCAGGTGCTTCGACAGATGCTATTTTAGCAGCAGTAAATAACTCAGCATGGATGACTGGTAAAACGGGAAAAAACCCTTATAAGTTCCAAGGTGGAGGCTCACCCTCAGTTGCAACACTTAACTCTTCAGCAGGACTAAATATATCTCCGTCTATCACAATTAATGTAAGCGTTCAACAAGCATCTTACGCTGAGGCTATGAGTCTTGTTGAAATTGTTAAAACTCAACTTGAAAAAGAAAATTTACTTAGAATAGTGGGTGGGAAATAATGCCTGACGTAAAGGGTTTAGGTGCTAAAGCAGACCAAGAAAAAAGGTTGGCTGCTTCTCTTAAGGCTGCACAAGATGCAAATGAGAAAGCAAAATTTGCTAAAACCGTAGCGGAAAGGGCTAAGTCTAAAGAAACAACCTTAAAAGGACTACTAACACAACTTGATTTGCTGCAGGCTGAAAAAACAAGGCTTTCTGGTTTAAGAACTTTTTATCAAAACAACCTTAATAATTTAATCCTTAGTAATGCCAGTGAAGCAAGCATTGCTGCTGCTAAAAAACTTTGGGTTGATACAGATAACTCTATTAAAAAAATCGACACTAATATTGCAAAAAAGGCTAAAGAATACGGAGATGCAGCCAATAATGGTAAAGTTTCTGCACGAGCAGGGGCTGCACAGTTTCGAAAAGAAGCCAAGGTTAGGCAACAATTAGCAAAGGCTAAAAAAGACAGAGCCAATCCTAATGGAAGTAAAAATACTAAAGAAGATACTGATGGTGCAAATGAAAACCCTATTAGATTTAATGCTCCTATGGTTAGGTCAGCATACTTTGGAACAAACCACCATTCAACTAAGTATTTAACCGCTAAAGGAGCACTACCGCCTGCTGCTTCACAACTTCTTGCTGACCTCGGTAACTTTGGTGACGGACAAACTAACAGAGGGTTTATTATTCCAAACAAAAGGTCTGTTGATGCAGCCTTGTCTAAACTAGATGCTAAAGATAAAGCAATAGTTGGTGGGTATAAAGTTCCTTACGGATTTAGGTTTCATTACAATCCTCAATTTGTAACACAATCTTACGGTTCCATAACAGGTATTTCCCCAGAATTACTTGAGTCTGGAAAAGACAAGACAAACATGATAACTACTCCTGCTTCTAGTAGTTCAATTTCAATTACCTTGTACTTAAACAGAATTGAAGACATGAACGCTTTGGCAGACTTTAACGTTAAAGAACCAAGTTATTTTGCTCCCATTAACTCTGATGAGAAATCTCTAAAGTACTACCCAGAAATAGTTTCAGCATCAGACCGTAAACTAATTAAGACTTTGGAACAATGTACGATTTAGACTTTCTTTTTAAAGCAATAAACGGTGATATGGGTGGATACAAAAGCCCATTGCGTGGAATAAAAACTGGCGATGTTGGCTGGTTAAACGGTATTGCAGTTGAGGTTCACATGGGAAGAAAACTAAGATATTTAGCAAGAGTAACAAACATCAGCGTTAATCATGTTCAGTTCACTGAAAATATGGTTCCAACATTAACTACCGTAGTTCTTACTATGGCACGGTTTCATGATGCAATGGTTAAGGATTAAAAGTGATTCCTTTATCTAGTAGATACGCTGATGGCCTTTTGTTAAAGGCTTACCACCCAGTCAAATTAAGTTTTGAAGTTGGTGTTTATCGTGTTTTCCCTAATAACGTCTCTGGAGTTTTTTACTACTCTTGGGTAGAAGGTGACCGCCTTGATATTTTAGCAAGCAGATTTTTGGGTGACTCTCGTCTTTGGTGGGTTATCATGGACTATAACGATGACATCCATAGTCCTTTTGAATTAGTTCCTGGTCAACAGTTAAGGATTCCAGTTCATGTCTTATAATCAAAAGTATTCTTCACGTGAACACAACTCTTTTTCTGTAGAGTTTCCTGATTATCCAACTTTTGGGTTTTCTGCTGACAATATAACGTTAGAACAAAAAGTTAATACTCACGACGTTCTTACTATAGCCTTTACAAATTTTAATTTGGCTATGCTAAAAGGGCTAAAAACACAATCGCCAGTAGTCGTTAATTGGAAAACCTCTAATCAAGTACGTGGAACTTTTTATGGGGTTGTTTACGGAGTCCAAAGAACTCATGCTGTTCAATCCAGCAAAGACGTTCAAATTATTTGTTTAGGGTTGACTTTTTTAATGAAAGAGTCTAGGTCTGGTATTTGGACAAATAAAACAATTAATGAAGTAGTTAGTATTGTTGCAAAAAGAAACAAACTAAAAGCAGTAGTTAGTGGTCATCCAGCAAGATACTCTCAGATTACACAACAAGGAGAAAGTGATTGGGAGTTTTTACAAAGACTAGCGGATGATAGTGGCTATACCATCGCTATTAAAGATAAAACTATTCTCTTTAGAACCATTGACGAAATTGTTTCTGAGTCTATTGGTGGAATGCCTATTTTATACCAAGAGCAAACCTTTATGCCAGCATTTTCTAGCCTACAAGAACAAACACTAGATAGACTGACTCCGTTGTATGGAGACTACTTAGAAAGCCCTGACTTGCCTAACAACTCTAACAAAATTACTAGAGGTGTTGACCCGATAAAAGCACTTACGTTTACTTCTACTGAGTCACCAAAAAATAAACAACAAACAAGAAAAGTTAAATCTGACCCCATTTTCAACCAAGAACTTACTAACGTAGTTGTTAATACAAAAGAATTCTCTCAATCTGTAGCAAAAGCAAAGGCTGCTAAAGCACGTTTTAACATACCTGCAAAATTTAAAAGCCAAGGTGACCCACGAATAGTTCCAAATTCTTTGGTAGAAGTTAAAGGGATACTAGGAGATGCCGATGGCTATTGGTTAGTACACAAGGTTACTCACTACATAAACGTTAATGGTGTGTACCAATGTAACGGCACTTTGCTTAGTGACGGTAAAGAACAAAATTATAGAAAACAACCTAACACAAATACACAGCCTGATAGTCCGTATGTAAACATACAGGCTATACTAAAAAACCAAGCCGCAACAAAAAATAAACCTTCGTATACCGCACCAACAATTTTGTTTAAAAATGGAAAAGCCACAACACTAACTGGGAAATGGAGTTAAGCATGTCGTATGAATCCGCAATAAGTTTTCCAATTCGCTTAGACAGTTATGGGAATCTTGCAACCACGGTTGACCCTAGTAAAATTTGGGCTGATAGAGTAACCTCTGTAATCGGTACTATGGTTGGTGAAAGAATCAATCGTCCAAATTTTGGAACACGTATTGCTCGTCAATGGATGAATGGATTGAGCGGTATTCAAGGGGATATAGAGTCTGAAATTCAACAGGCGTTTATATCGTTTCTTCCTTTACTAAACTTGCTTGAAACTTCTTTTGAACACGACGATGCAAATGGGTCTCTTAAAGTTATACTTACCTACGCACTACCAAACGATAAGGAAGAGTCT